CGTCCAGGGTGAGCATGGCGGTCCGGCTCATGGGGTGAACTCCTGCCAGAAGGTAAGGGGGGAGGGGGAGACCAGCAGGGCGCCGACCGTCAGGGTATGACGGTGGTCGGGCGGGGCGGACTCGGCCAACTGAGCCGCCAGGGTGTCCACGTTGGCCTGCCCTGACCAGGTCCACAGTCGGTCGGTCAGGGTCGATACCCGCTGATAGTCGCTCGCCAGCTGGTTCAGGTGGCGCGCCCGTTTGCCCGCCAGTGCGCGCAGCTTGTCGATGGGGGAGTGGGCATCGCGGGCCAGGCTCTCGCACTGGGCCAGCGTGGCACCCACGACCGCATCCGCGTCCCGCAGTGGGTCCCAGCACAAGGGCTGCTCTGCCGACCAGTGCGGCGTCATCGGGGCTCGTGGCTGGTGCATCACCTCGTTACTGGCCTGCAGCCGGCGCAGGGCGGCGCACCACTCTGGCAGCGGCAACTGGCGGCAAATGACCGTCAGCTGCTCAACCAGTTGGGCGGCACTGCTGGCGGTGACCAGCCAGGCCAGTGCATGGCACTCCCCTTGCGGGCGCAGCCGGTCGGGCTGGTCTGCCAGTTTCTGCGCCAGCCTGGCCACCGCATTGGGGGCGGACAAGGCCACCTGGCCCCCTTGGGTCAGGCCGACCTGGTGTTGATATGGGGTGACCGTCAGCAGTTGCCCCTGCGGCAGGGCCGCCCGCCACTGGTCACGCAGGGCGGCCAGCAGGGCGGCGGCCTCGCTGCCCGGGTGGGGGCGATAGCCTGAGCGCGGCTCCAGCGCCTCTAGGCGTTGGGTCGCGCTGTCCAGCCAGGCCGGCAACTGCCCGGTGAGCTCCCCCAGCGGCGTGGCAATGGCCGAGGCAGCTTGTGGCCAGGTGAGCGGGGCCGAGTGCCAGCTCACGCCACGGTCTCCTCTGCCTTGCCAGCGTTCTCTGCAGGAGGCTCAACCACCATCGGTGGCGGGTTGGTCCACTGGCCATCGGCCAGGGTCGCCCCTGGCAGCACATTAGCCGGGCAGGGCTTGAACTGCTTGGCCAGGGCCGGCACATGCACGTCCACCGGCTTGAGGTTCAGGCCGCCATCATTCCACACTTCGACGGCGACGCCGCCCACCACTCTCGCGTAATGGTTCATTATCCCATCCTCTCCACAATGACCGCGCCAACACCGCCTCGACCCTGACCACCGCCGCCGCCGCCGACATAGGCCTCAACTGTGGGTAGCGAACCAGCCCCGCATCCCCCACCGCCAAAGCCTGCCGATTGAGCGAAAAAACCTGATAGCATTTCGGCACCATAACCATATTCATTTGGCAATAGCCCCAGACCCCAGCCATCCACCAGGTTACGGCCGCCAGAATTGGCTCGCGCATCCGTACTAAACCCACCACCTGAGGGGGAGGCACCTGGGAATCCTGGGCGACCATCGCCAAAGCGATGCGCCGCACTACCTCCGGACCGGTCCTGTCCTGGGCCTCCCCGGGTGCGTGTCGTGCCAGCTTGGCCGATACCGCCAAGCGCCTGCCCATTTTCTCCACCCAGTCCACCCGTGGCGGACACGATAGACCCGAACGATGAGGTGCCGCCGGGTAGGCCGGCATCCTGGCCAACAGCGCCAGCCACCCCTACTGTGTAGGCGTAAACCTTTTTTTCGGTGACTGTAATTTCAGCCTCGTCGTATCCGCCGCCAGCACCGCCGTAGTAATAGGTATTGACGGCGCTGTTGCGGCCGCCACCACCGCCACCGACCACGGCGACACGGTACACCCCCGGTTCCAGCGTGAGCTGACGGGTACCCGGGTTGATATCAAACAGCACAATGCTCTGCTTCAAGCGGGGGTAGCGGTGGCCAGAGAGGGCCGCACCATTACCAAGTGGGGTCATGACACCCTCCATTGATGATCGATGTTGATGAATAGAAACTCGCGGCCCGCCTCAATCAGGTTGAGCTGGGTATCGGTACCGCGTGGGGCGATGATGGGGCGGCTGTGCGCCACCACACACTGGCCGGCATAGAGGTTGACGCTGTGATCAACCAGCACCCGCACCTGGGTGCCGGGCGGCAGGGCCTCATCCAGGGTCAGGGTTGCGTGCGCCATAAAGCGGTACTGGCCGCCCCGGCGGGCCAGGGTGTCCTGGCTCACCGTTTGCCCCAGCCACAATTTGTCGAGTTCGGCCGCGATGTAGTCGGTGAAATCAAACTGCCAGGTCTCGGGCGTCACCGTCACATCCAGCGACGCCGCCGCGCTGCCAAAGGCCAGAATGAAGTTGCGGATCATGGTGTCGCCCGCCTGGTGTTCATCCTTGGCCACCTTCACCGTGTCCGGTAGATACGACACCGCCACCAGGCTGCCGTCGCTGGCGCGCAGCCCCATCCAGTTGAAGGTAAAAGGACCATCGGTGGGGGCCAGCATCAGGGAGTACACCACCTTGTCCGGCGAGATGGCCGCCGCCCGGGTTACCGGTCCCTCAAAGCGCAGCTCGTCAGCGCTGGGGTCCGCTTCGTCGGGATTGACCGGGTCGGTGTAGACCTGCCCCGGTTTGTAGGCCAGCACCACCTGGCTGATGTGGGTCGGCCGGTTCAGGGCCAGGTTCTGGGTGATCAGGATCATCCCGCGGTTCAAGATTGCGGCCATTGGGCCTCCATGGTGACAAAAGTCGCGGGGAAAGTGCCCGCCGAATGGGGTTGATGGGCCCACACCGATGCGGCCAGATCCAGCTCGGTGTGGGCGGTGATGGTATGAAACGAGGCGGCGAACGGGCAGGCCGCGTGAAGGTGCGCGGCGCTGGCCGTTACCCCGACCCCGTAGCGGCGGCAGGTGCGGCGGTAATGGGCCACCAGGGTGGAGGCCAACTGTTCTTGCACTTGCGGGGTGTGTTCATCGAGCAGGAGCAAGATGACATCCCAATCCATGCCCGGAATGCGTTCAAGCTGGGCCGTCAGCGCAATGCCAAAGCGGGCAAAGATGCGCACAAACCCGGCCGTGCCGCCGGCGTCCTGGGCATTAACGAAGGCGTGATGCACCCGCAAGCGATAGACATCAAGAGGCTCGCCGGGAAAGCGGGTGATATCTCGCTCCCACGCCAGCAGGTCGAGGCTGGCCGCGTCGCATGTTCTGGCATCCAGGGCCGAGAGTGGAAGCAACAGGGCGCGGTGCAGGGTGTGCCAGAGCCCCCGAATGCCGCGGGCCAGTGGCGCGGGCTCGGTCATCTGGGCCGGCAGGGTCTGGCCATCCTCCCACCACGGCAGGGGGGCGGGAGGCAAGGCCGGGGCCAGGGCGGCGTGGTCTACCGGCTCACGCATGGCACTGCACCTGCAGGTGGGTCAATCGCGGTACCGCCAGCTCGGACACGATGTCCCCCTGGTCAAATGCCAGGCTGCCGATCACCGGGAAGGTGGCATGCAGTTCACTGCCCAGGCGCGAAAGCGAGAAGCGGTGCTGCGGCATCACCCGGGTGATGTGCGGATAAGCCGCGCTCTGGCGAAATGCGGCGCCGACCGCGTCAGTGAGCGCCTGGACCAATGCCTGTTGCTCTCGGTCTGTGAGGTGGCCCACGCCCCATACGGACAGGGTCAGCGAGTGGTGGGTTTCAGCGATAGGCATGACCTGCAAATCATCCCCGTGCCCATGATGGCCGGCGGCCACGTACTCATTGAGCTTGGCAACCAGGGCGGGGGTGGTTTGTCCGACGTCCAGCAGGATATAGGCGTTGGCCGTGCCGGGCCCACGCGGGGCATCGTGTTCAAAGAAGATAAGGTCAGGGCGGATCCCCGCCACGGCGGCCAACATGGCGCGATAGACCGAGTCGATGTGAAAGCGGCCGGCGGTGGAGAACTGGTTGCGGATCCGCAGCGCCAGTTCCTCGTCGGATTCGGCATCGGCGCCCGGGGTGAGCAGCCAGCCGTCCGGGTTACGTACCGCCACCACCTCATCCAGGGGGCCACTGGGCAAGCAGTAGTACCCGGGGGCCAGATTCCAGGCACTGCCGGCGAACTCCGCTTCGCAGACCACCCGGGCCACGGACTCCCCGGCGGGGGAGATCATCGACTGGGTAGGGCGCAGCCGGTAGACCACCCCGTTGATGCGTTCGGTGGCAATCCACAGGGTATCGGGGATCACCAGCGGCTGGGTGGGGTCACGTTTGACGAACTCGATGATGCCACGGGCCGCTTGGGCCGCTTTGGCTGTCACGCCTACATCCCAGGCCTTGAGGGTCAGATAGGTGCCCTTGGCGGTGGCGGCAAAGGTGTTGGGCAGCACATGGCCAGCCAGGAGGGTACGGATAAGCCAGAGCGCCGGGGTGATGACCACCCCGCGCACCAGCCGCCAGAAGGGGCTCACATCGCTGTCATTGGTGATAAGGGAGCCGGCGGCCACCACCTCCTTTTTCAGCTCGGCCTCCATGGCTTGCTCGGTGGTCGGGACGCCGGCCTCGGCCAGCAGGGCCATAAAGTCCACGTTCGGGCGCAGGTTCACAGGGTTACCTCCAGATCGCCGAATTCATAGGTGCGGGCGGTGACCAGCACCCGCTCGGGGGCTTCTTCACGGATCACGATGGTGCCTGGCACCAGTCGCTCGTCGTTCTCGACCAGCAATTCAATCTCGGTCATCACATCGGCGCGCAGGGTCGGGCTGCGCTCGCCAATCAGCTTGCGGGCCAGCCCCGATTCCATGATCCGGTGCTTGATGTCCTGGCCGATGCTGTGGCGGTCCTGGGTGTAACGCGGCTGGCCGCCGGCATCGAGCAGCCAGGCGCCGTTCATCACCAGAATGTCGATGTACTTGGGTTCGCTCATTTGGTCGTTATCCACATTTCTTGCTCCATCTCCCCAGGGGTGATCGGGTTGGCAAAGTGGTTGTGTACCTCCCTGATGTGCATGGCCTTCGCCGGCGTCTGGTTGGCAGTGGTCGCCGCCGCGTTGGCCTGGATCAGCTGTTGGCCCAGGCCCCCAGATGGCACCTTGCTCTGGTCCTGCTGGCGGTAGCTGGCCAAGGGGCTGTTCACCACGGTGGCGGGCGGGGTGATATCCGTGGGGGAGCCCGCCCATTTGGGCAACACATCCA